CCTCTACATGTGCGATTGTGCTATTGTATGCTCCAACTGCAGATCCAGAGAGAGTCACGTAGTCTCCTACCTGTATCTTTGTATCTGTATGATCAATAGTCAGAACTGCTCCATTCGCTTTGCTTATCGCAGACACTGGTGCATTTGCTGGATGACCGTAACGATATAGAAAATCCTTTCCTTTCGCTACATGGAATGATCCAACACCTGCTTGGTTTGCTGTATTGCAAACTGCGATGTTACCTGCTGCTCTAGCATCCGAACAGACAACGTATAATAACCCCGTCTTTACGGTTTGTGCTGATGTAACAGCAGACGTGGCGTTGGCACTGCCAAGTTCTCCAATATCTGATACTAATTTAAGTGGTTGGCACGTCATTTACTTCTGTTTCCTGTTCAGGTTCTTGTTCAGTTTCAGCGTTTGCTTCTGGTTCAATACCATCACCTACTTCTGGTAAGGGATCGCCCTCCTCTGGTTCGCCAAACAATGTTTTAGCAACCTCAGGTGCAGCAGCATCCACAAACTCAGCAGACTTTGCAAACATCATTTGTTTCAATGCGTCAGATACTTCCGAAGAGGGAGCATTATTCGCAACCATATCAATAAATTCAGCAGAATCCATTACTAATTTTATAAAACGCTAGTTATATTTATATCTTCGCCTTCTTGATGTCTATATCTGGTGCTTCTGTGCGACCACCATTCTTCTTATTATCTAAGGTCGGTTCTTTCCCATTCTTCCCTAATTGACCTTGCCTTTCTACCTCTGCATCTATTGATCCTTGCATCATTTGATTCTGAGTTTCAAGAGGAACGCCAATACCTGCCTCATTCTCCTCTTCCATCTCCTGTTGCATCTCTTCTATTTCTTCGTCTGTCTGACGTAGAACCTTACGTTTTACATAATCTCTTGAATAGTATGTACCGATGTATGGTTCAATAGCAACCATGATATTAAGACGCTCAGTCATCAGTTCATGGTCTTTGAGTTCTGCAAAATGGTTGTCATACTTATAATCAAACTGAATATGTTCTGCCATCTTGTCAAAGTCCTCAGGTGTGCTGATATTTTTCAATATCATCTGTGTCCTGAGTAGGTCAACGAACAAACCACTAAATCTTTTTCTCAATCTACCTACAAACTTACTGAACATAAGTTCATCACGTAAAATTTCTGATGATCTACCTAGATTGAACCCACTATCAGCACCAATACGTGACTCAGGTACGTTCAACGCACGGTATAACTTCTTTTGGAAGTACTCGATGTCCGTAAGTTCTCCAAGATTCTGTCCACCTGGTAACGTAGAGATCTCAGTTCCTCTACCGCCCTCTCTTCTGGGTAACCAGAAGTCTTCGAGCATCGACATGAATTTTTTGTCATCTTTTATTTCTCCTGTGTTTGCATCGTAGACAAGTTTGTTTCTGTAACGACTCATCACGTCACGTAGGTATTGTTCTGCCTTTACCTTAGGTAGATTTCCTACGTCAATGTAGAATATTCTACGTTCTGGTGCTCTTGATAATCTGTAGATCACCAAAGAGTCCTCGATCATACGCAGTTGATTGAGACCCTTGATTGCTTTGTGTAAATATGACAGTGTAATCTTCTTATTTCTATCTACAAGACCCGAATGCACGTATGTAATAGCATCTTTTGCGATCTTGATACCTTTACCTGCCACAGAACCATACCTCTGTGCCATACCCTGTGGATAGTATGTGTAAAATTCTTGTATCTTAGTGTCTTTTCTTATAGTTTGCTCACCTGAGTATGGTAAAACAGGTATCCCTTCTGCTCCTTTAGCACCTCTCTCATTTTTTGGTTGCACTCTCATTAATTTTAACTTGAGAGCATCAATATATCTTACTTCTTGTATACCTTCATCAGGTTTTTGTACATCAATAACCTTGTGATAGTATAATCTTCCGTCTGTGTACCAATTTCTGAATATTTCGTGTGCTTTTTTGTCAAATTGTAGTAGATCTTTGACACCTTTGAACTCATCTCTTATTACTTTCTTGAGATTATCGCTTACATTTAGATTATCTAAGTTTATTTCAACAGGACTATCATTACTATCTGATACAATCGCTTCATTTACCACATGTTCAATGGCAGTATCACACTCTGGGTGCAATGCCATGTCACGATATCTTTTTATTACGTCAAATTCTGTTCTGAATACACCTTCAATATCAACATACTGACCATAAAAACCAGACGTTAGAAAATAATCAGCCCCGTCCTCGTTATTTGGAGGGACTGGACTGATTATACCTTTCTTTTTCTTCTCATTAGGATCCTCAATAGAGAATCCAAACAGTTTTGCCATAATATTCCTACTTGTTTTTTATCTATTATACCACAGAATCAGAGTTTCCGCCATCATATGCTTCCCACCATTGGACTTGGAGGGTGACTTGGAACTCTTCTACTGTATCTGCAGTGTCATAAGACAATTCTATAGGACTCACAAGTGATGGCCAACAACCATGCATCTTGTATCTACGTAGGACTGGTAGTGTAGCACCACTTTGATCTCCACGAGTGTTTAGATCTGTTGATGCACGACCTAACTGATTGACTACCCAATCTGCAAAGTAGTCAGTTGGGGTGATAGTACCTGAACCATCAGATACTTTGATAATAAAGTTTGCCCATCTTTCAAATGCTTCTCTAAGTTTGAAATCACCGTCGTTGATAACTGTGATTGTCCATGGGTCGAATCTTCTGTCACCTGCTACCTTGAGTTGTCTACCTCTGAATGGCACGATAACTTCTTGGATGTTAGATGCTGGTAACTGTGCTCCCTTGATCATCATACGATGAGTCGTGTTGTCAATCTCTTCGTCAAATATTCCGACTCCTGAAGGGAAGTCCATCTCAACCTCAAAGAGGTTAGGACGAGCACCACCACTTACAAGTCTCGACTTGAATGAATCAATTGATCTTTCGTTATTGGGAACCGAAAAAATGTTTCTGTTTAATGCCATAATTGTGTGGGTCTCCTATTACACAGTTCCTACAACTTCACTGAAGGAAACTCCAGTTCTTGTAGCAACAAAAGTAAGACCAATGAAGTTGATTGATCTTGCGGGCTTGACGAATACGTCGGCAAGAAATTCATTACGATCAATAACATCTGGTGTGTTATTTGTTTCATCACATATGAGTAAGAAGTCTGTGATACCTCTCTTTGCTTGAACATCCCTTAGGAATGGTTCAACTATGTTGATGAAGTTTGATCTTGTACCTGCATCGTTGAGTTCAAATAAAACTGACTTAGCAGCGTTCTCAATCGCCTTTTCAATAGTGATGAACAATCTTCTTACGTTGATTCTGTCGAAAGCAGATTCAAATGAGAGTCCTGTTTTGTCACCGAATAGTACGATACCATCACCAGGTCTTGATGTGATTGGGTTGATTCTATTTGCATAGAGTTGATCCCTTGCATCTTGACCAGGATTGAATGCTAACTTGACAGCAAAGTTCAATCCACCTCTAGTGTTACCTGCAGGTGAGAACCATGGGAAGAAATCCCTATCTGTTCTTACCATGCAACCTGCTACGTCAGCAGAACATGGCATGTAAACAAATTTCTTATTGAATCTGTCATACACATACTGGAATCCTGAGTCGAATACCACGTATGAGGATGATGTAAGAGGTGCAAAGAATGATAGAACGTTAGACAACTGAGTTGCTGAGTCTGTGACATTTACCACAGAACCCCTGTTTGGTGATACCACCGCTACACAGTCCTTTCTACCTTCTGCTAATTGTATAAGTTTATTTGCTTTTGCTTGCTCTTCTTCTTTTGACCCAGAACATCCACCTTGTAGAAGGAATCTGATATCGCTATCCACAGGATCTGAGAACTTATCGTAGGATGTAAGAATGTCTCCTAGTGGTGCATTGTATACACCTACGCCTGTGTAGTCAAGTCCACCTGTAAGTGAATAACCTTGGTTACCTATAGAACTGAACTTGATGTTCTTAGCTTCTTGACCCCATGATCCTTCAGCACTTGTGATTGATGTGAATCCAGTTGTAAATCCACCAGGTAATACAAGTGTACCGTGGTGTGAGTCATCTGCTGCTGTGACGTGCTGTCCAGAGAAAACATACTCTGAATTATTTGCTAAAAAGTCCTTATAGTATATTGACTCATTGCCAGATGCTACTCCGTCTTTGGCTTTTGATAAGTTTGCAAACTTTTCCAGAACTGATCCGACATCTCCAGTGACTCCACCGCCAGCATCAATAACAACAACGTGGAGAGCATCATTTGCTCCGTCTCTTCTGGATACATAATTATTTGTTCTTGGTTTGTTGAGTACAGACCTCCAAGTTACTGTAGCAAAGTCAGAACCACCGTCTGCCACACTTGTTAGTATGTTTTGACTGTTGTACCAGTCAGCAGATGTGATTGTCGAACTCTTACCTACAGTTGATCCTGAGTTGTTTACGATGTTGAGCATCGTACCTGTCTTGAACTCAAACTGTGAGTTCTGCTGATACTCTACTAATGTCTCAGTGCCACCGATAACTGTGCTTACAACCTTTACATCGAGTGTAGTTGCAGTCTTACCAGTAACCACACCTTTTAGAATACCTGTTGCTGCAGCAGTTGTACCAACTCCAACAGTGACTCCTGTTAGTGCCTGTGTTACACCGAATCCAACCTTAGTGGCAGCGATTGTGCCTGTCTCTAGTGTTGGTGTTATTATTTGGTCAGCAGCATTGTCAATGATTGCTACTTTGATATTCTCTGACCAATTACCTGGATTTTTTGCTGCAAAATACCAAGTAGTATCATCTGCTTGGTTATTGTTGTAATCTTCTAATCCTTCAAGTAGAAGAGTGATACTTGCTGAACCAACAGCAGCGTTTGCTGTATTGAGGTCACCACCTACACATCTTACTATGTCTAACTTACCACCATATGATAAGAAATTCGATGCTGCATACCACGTTTCGTAGTGATAATCTGTGGTACCCACTCCTGGTTTACCAAATATTTCAACTAATTCATTCTCATTATTGACTCTGGTTATTTCGTTGCAAGGTCCCTTTGCGAAGGGAGCAGCTAAACCACCAACAACGTTCAGAGTGAAATCCACTCCTCCCCTTGTGAGGTCTACCTCTCTAACTGAAATACCTGGAGATGCAAGTCTTAATGCCATTCTAACTCCCTATGGGTCCTTCTTTTTAGACTGAAATTATTTATAAAAAAGTGCGATTATATGTGATATTCCCACATAAAAGACCTGTCACCGTACTCATCTGCTTTTTTCCACCTGTCACCTTCGGCATCCACAACCTCGTCATCTTCAAGTCCATCAAGCACAAAACCAAAGGGTGCCATGTCTTGTTCTATGGCATTCTTTTGCTCTTCGTATATACGTTTCCTTACATCCTGATCAGTCATTTCTTTGAAGTAATCCTGTGCTACTAACCATGAGAATATAACGAGACACATAGCGAGGTCATCATTACATCCCTCTTCTGCCTCGAATGATTGTTTCTTTTGTATGAATGTGGTCAATTCAGATATAATATTATAATCACAGAATATAAGTTTGTCCTCCTCTATCAGTGTTTTCAGGTTAGAGCAACCCACCTTCTTTGTGGTGGTGCTCATCTTGACACCTAGTTGTGTTTTGACACCAGAGAATCCTGATCCCACTATCTGACCTGCTCTACCACGCATTGCAACCATGAGTAAGTTCTCGTACTCAAGGTCATAGAATAGTATAGATGCTACTTGATCACCAATATCATTTACCTCACATAACACGTATGCGTTGTTATACGCTGTTGCCACATCATGTATGATAGATGGGAACAACATAGGTTTGACCTCATTATCTCTGTAAGTGGCAACTATCTTGTATGGAAACTCTGTAATGTCTGCAACAATGAACGCACTATAATCTTTTGATATACCTCTTGCTACGTCCACTGTCACTATATAATCTCGTTTCTCAAATGGTCTCTCGTACACAGAGAGTTTACCGTTTTGTTCTATTGGTTGCTCATATACCAGTGACTTGAGTTTTGATGCTGCTATCAATGTGTCTACAGATCCTAGGAACTCACACTCAAACTCAATAGCAAACTGTTGCTTACTCGTATTCTTTATAGTCTGTTCTTTCCACTTAGCATTTCTACCTGGCACCTCAGACCAGTGCACCTCAGTTGCAACATACTCATTCTGTCCACGTTCAGCGTCATGCCACATACGATAGAAGTGATTCATACCATGTGGAGTGGATACTATTATAACCTTCGTAGATTTACCAGAAGATATAGTAGGATACACAGACGCAAAGAAATCATCTGCAAGATGGTTCTGCACGAATGCAAACTCAT